CACACAGTACATATCATCTGATGCAGATGTAGCACTTGTTAAAGTTAAACTTGTACCAGATGCAGTATAAGCAGTTGTAGGTTCTTGTCTTACAAAGTTAATAAATAATGCTAATTCATTTGCATTAGCTACTGGTTGGTCAAGTGTGTAAGATGTAGTCGCACTTGTAGTGAAGTCTTGCTTAGCAAAACTTGTGTAACTTAATGCTGGTTGATTTCCAATAAAAGGCATTTATTAAATCTCCTATGTACTTATTGCATCTACGGCTGATACCCAAACATCTAATGATGAAGCTGTATCTGATTGAACATAAATTCTATCACCAGATTGAACTACAAATTTAGCACCACCATCTAATACTTGTAATGCTGAACCACTTGGTATTGGTGCATCTTTAATTAGATAGATGTCGTTAGCACCATCATTAATATATACAGATGCAACTACAGCAGAAGCTGTAACGTTTGCAACTGATATACCAACAATAGTATCATAACTATCAAATGCTGCACCACTAGGTATAGCAGTAGCACTTATGCCTACATCATTGCTTGTATATCTTCTAAAGTTTTGTGCCATTATTTATTTTCTCCTTATTATATATTATATATCTGTATTTAATATTGTCAATGTAAAATTATAATGCGATTGCCATTGCAATAGAAAATCCTGCAGTTGCAGCACTATCTAATTGTGTTTGAATAGATGATGTTACTCCATTTAAATATCCAAATTCTGTGTTTGAAACTGATCCATCATGTATTTTAGTAGCGTCAATAGCAGCTGATCCATTGATATCTGCATTAACTATAACGCCACTACCAATAGCTGCAGTTCCTCCAGATATAGTAATATCTCCGCTAATTGTACTTTCTACATATGTTGCAATTCTAGATACTGCTGATTTTCTATTAGTTCCACCAGCACCATCATCAACTGCAATTAAATCTGTTCCTGCTAATGCAGCACCTATATCCGTAGCCCCATCTATATCTAGTGCAGATAATGATACTTTATTAGCTGTTGATATTGTATCTAATTTAGTATCTACGATAGCTGCTGCCGAATTAATATCAGCATTTAATATACTATCTGTTAAACTTAATTTAGAATATACTATAGCAGCACTTGCATTTACATCATCATTAACTATTACACCAGAACCAATAGCAGCTACACCTGTATCAGCAATTGTAATATCCCCAGATACTACATTGTCAATCCATGTAGATGTACCTGTATCATAAAATAATAATGCACCATCTGCAGGAGTTGTAATATTAACATCTGTTAATTCTGATAATTCATTAGCTGTAGCAACTTGTGCATCTACATAAGCCTTAATAGATTGTTGTGATGCTACTGCTGTTGCAGAATTTGAAGACATAGTATCTTCATCTAAAAATGCTGTACCAGATAATGAACCATTTAAAACTGGTGATGTTAAAGTTTTATTTGTAAGAATTTGAGAACCAGTTAATGTTGCAACTGTAGAGTCTATATTTAAAGTTATTGTTTGGGCAGAACCTACACTAGAAATACCTGTTCCACCAGCAATAGTTAAAGTTTGTGAATCTAAATCAATTGATTGAGCACCACCAGTATCACCTATAAAATCTAAATCTTGATCTGTAACTTGAGAGTCTACATATGCTTTAATAGATTGTTGTGTAGCTAAAGCAGTATCACTATTAGATGTCATTGTATCTTCATCTAATATAGAAGTGACTGTAGATCCAGATGCTAAAGCTAAACTTGTATTTGCAGTTAATGTAGTAAATGTACCTGCAGCAGGAGTAGTACCCCCAATAACTGCATCTACTGTACCTGCATCAATATCAGCAGTATCTGCTACTAAACTATCAATATTAGCCGTACCATCAATATATAAATTTTTAAATTCTAATAATGATGTACCTAAATCAATATCATTATCTGTTATAGGTACAATAGCACCATCTTCTATTCTTAATTGTTGTACAGATGAAGAAGATACATTTACATAAAATTCTAAATGATTATTAGAAGCATCTAATAAAATTCTATTATAACTATTTGAATCCCTAAGTGTAGAAATAGGGCCCCCATCACCCGCAGTACCATCATGCGTGTGTCCTGTGCTTGCATTAAATGCAGCTAATAACTGATTAAATTCATCATTAGTATCTGCTTCTGCAATAACGTCACCTGTTGTATAAGTTGACTGTCTTGTTGAATATCCTGCCATTTTATCTTCTTCCTCCTGGGGTAAATTCTAGTTGAAATCCTTTTACTGAAAAAGCATCTGCTTGATTTCTATCATCTATTTTTAAAGCAATAGCAAATCCAGATCCTTCTACTGTTTGTCTAATTAATGGTGTTCCAGATGCTCCATATAAACTACTACCATATATTGCTGAACCATATAAAGCAGCTCCTCCAGCTGATTGAATGCTTATTGAGTTTGGTTGTGGACTATTTTGATCATCATAATCATATCTTAATGCTAACTCTGCATCAACTGAAGTACCTTCTCCTTCATAGTTTAGATTAACCCTTTGCATATATTTTCTTAATCCTGGGTCTCCCATAACCATATCTGGAGATCTATAAGTAGCTACAATTGTATTATTTGCAGTTCCATTTGCAAATGTATTACCTACTTCCATTTTATAAACATAACCATCATAGCCACCAAATACTTGAGTTTCTACTGCACTTATAAAATCTGAATCTGTACATGATGGTTTAATACCAATCATATCTGAAAACTCAAAACCAATTTGTCCTGTATTAACATTTGCTTTTAATACACCAATAACTCCTTTAGATGAACCTTGTGCTCCTGCAGTTGTTGGATAAAACAATCTGTATTGAGATTTATCTCTAATAACTAATGATGATACTCTATCTAAAGTTATCTCATCAATTCTAGCTTGTATTTGTCTAGAAATAGAACCTAGTTCAACGTCACCAATTCTAGCTGTACCAGCAATAGTTCTTAATCCATCTGGTGCTAAAAATATAACATCACCACCAATCTCTTGAATACTACCGCCATCTCTACAGCCAATATTTCTAGTTACTTCTTGTACTGCAAAATCAGCAGAGGATGAACCAATTAGTTTATAAATTCTATCTTCACAAAATATAAATAATTCATTCCTAAATACTCTTAAGCCTACAACATTAGAGTCAACTTTAAATGAACCTGCACCATCAGCAGTATTAAAATCATCTTCTGCAAAAGGTGCACTAAATAAAACTTCTTGTGGATTAGTAGCACCAGCATAAAACATATGGTTTTGAAATGCTTTTACAAACTTAGGATTTGTAGGTGCAGTTCCACCATCTGTTGCGTTTATAGGATCTACAGTCCAACTAGTATCTATTGTTTGTGCAGCTGAATGTCCTGTAGCAATTATAACTTTGTCTGTTCCATTAAAGTTATATTTTTCAAAATCATAAGCTATCGTAGATGTACCTAAACCTGTAGCAATTGTAGTCCAACTTCCAGATGTTGTACCATAGTGAATATCACCACCCATTGCTACAATAACTTGATCGTTAAATATAATTGAACAATCTACAATAGTATTTGAATTACTTGAGCCTGTAGGTATAATCGTTGAATTAAATAATGCTGTACCACTTACTCTTCTATAGCCACCTTTAATATCTGGTTCAAAATTACGTAATATAAGTGCTTCACCTGGGGCCATTGAAAAAACATCTTTGTTTAATACTAGACCTCCTGCACAACTAACTACGTATGGGGATATTAAATCAGTAGCTGGCATTAACTACCCCTGCATTTTACGTGCTTTCTCTGCTTCGTATAATTGTCTTAATTTTTCTAATTCAAAAATTGACTTGTCTGGAAATACTTCCATGACATTATCTTTTTCAACAGCTTGTTTGTATTTGTTATAATCACTTAAACTAAACACACCACCTGCCATTTCCATATTATTATTTTTTTGCATTGCATCTTTTTTGGATTTATAATCCATATTATCTTCTGCATATTTTGAATCATCTCTTATAGCCATAATATCTCCTATACTATTTGTACTCTAGTTCCTTGGTTAATTCTTGAGTCTCTCATGTACTCTTGTCTTGAAGAGTAATCTACTCTTAATAATCTTAATTTTCTTTGATAATCTCTTTCTGCCATAGATGCATGTTGAGCATCAGATCTTAACATATAAGTATAATATTTAGATCTATCTATTACTAGTGGTGCAAATCTATCTGGTAATGACATAGTATCTGTATCTGTAGATAAATCTGTATGAGTTATAAAATAATCATACTCAATAGTATAGTCATCTTTATCTGGTATTGGACTTAATCCAAAGTATCCATAGTCTGGTTTTCTATATACAAATTCTGGAGTAGCATATACACCATCATCATTTTTAGAATCTCTTTCTTTAAAAGACTGTAACCAATTATCATATGAAATATATTTTAACTTTCTAGGAGTTATATCTTGTCTTGATACTCTTACATAATCTACAGTAAAATCTCCAGATGTAGATAAATGTACATAGCTAGTTATACCTGTAGCAGTAAATGTAGATTCAAATATTTTACCTTTGCCATAATCATCTACAGTTAAAGTAGCATTTAAATTATCTGTTCCACCTGCAGAAGTTCCAACTTTAATTGCTAAAGTATCTCCATCAGCATTAGTATCAAATGCTCTTATTTGAATTTTGTATTGTTTATTTACTATTGTAGATATAGCTTGATAAGAAGATGCATTACTTAAACTTAATCTACCATTTCCTAAACTTGAATGTGCAGGAGAACCTGTATCTGTTGTCCAGTTATCTATTGTTGTAGCAAATTCACCATTAGTAATTAATTCACTA